ATTCCAGCAGTTCGTGATGGTTGAATTTCAATCTTTGTGATTGCACCTGTAGAACTTACATTTGTTACGGCCGCAGCGGCACCAATACCATATGTACTAAATGGATTTGCACCAAAAATAATTTCATCACCAATTTGATAACCTACACCACCATTGTTGATTCTTATACGACCAACCGAACCGAAGTCTTTGATATCTAAAAATGTGTTCGCAAGAGTTTCAAACTTTGCACCATCAGCATCAAAGATTGCACCATTTGAAGATACATCAGCAAAAAGAACAGTCAAGTTGACCATAGGTCCAATGTCTGTAATTGTGCGACTTGAAAGTGCATCAATGATTCGTGTTGATACATTTTCTCCTGTTGGAATTACATTGGCAGGAAAACCATAGTTTGAATTTGAAATCAAAACATTTGCGTATGGGCCAATGGTGTCGGTGAAAACAGTAAATATATTAGCACTATTTGCACCTGAAGTGTCTACATCTACGACAGCAAGTGTAATTGTACCTGCGACATTTGATGCTGTGATAAGACCACCAAGTTGAAATCCTGCACCACCAACAAGAACATTTGCTGAATCTGGAAAACCACCAAAGACAGAACCAATTACAGCTTCTGCTGGTATTGTTGGAAGACCACCAGTAATAATAACTGGATCACCAACATTGTAACCAGAACCACCATCTAAAAGTGTTATTGTACTAAGTGGTGAAACTGTAACAGAACCAATTTGAATAAGTGTTTCTTCATCATCAGCAATAATGTCAGTGGTAATTTCTTCAGCATTCAAAAATGTTCCAAGTAATGACGCATCATCAATGTATAATTCAACGGATGTTTGAACACCAATCAATCGTGGCAATGCTTTTTCTATGATTGCAGTGGCACCAGATGAAGTACCTGTTAGTTTTCGGTTGGTGAAAAGATTTTCATTGAAATTGTCATAAAAAACTTTGATATCATCACCGCTTGATGGTGCGGTATTGAAAATTATTTTTTTTGATTCTTTACGAACAAAAAAACCAGTTGTTATTTCAACATCATTGACATACACCGTAATTTCTTCTAGACCTACTTGTTGTGCGAGAAGAAAAGTGGTGGTGGTTCCATTACCGGTATAAAAACTGTAAATATCTGGATCAACTCGCAACACATTTTCTTGCACCCAATCGCCAGCAGATGCACGAAGAATATTATTTTTTGGAAAAGTAAGTTGAACATCTTCACCATAAAGAAGACGAAAAAGAAACTCATATGATTTGATGTTACCTCTTGCAAGATACAGAGGTAAAACATTTTTGATAAGAAAGGCTTTGTCTGAAATTGCTTCTTGAGGAATCAGCGAAGCAAAACTATTGATAAAACTCTCTTCAAATTCATCTATTGATTCATCAACATCAGAAATATGCCGAAGAGATTTGGCCTTTGTTGTTAGGTCGTTCTTTTGTGTGCCTTGTTTTTGTTCAAGAAACTCATAGTAGGCTTCAAGAAAAGTAATAAAAAGAGGATGTTGTTCCCGAACAAATTCAGGAACTTGATTTTCAACAAGTAACGAGGTTTTTAGATCAGATGAATCAGATGACATTATGTTCTTATTGACTCAACTTCTGTGACGATTGAAGACGGATCAGTTTCATCAATTGTAAGTATAGTGTTTCTTACTGACTCAATAACTGTGTCTTCAGCTTCAATTGTAAAATACAGTAGTCCATCTGCGGTAAGAGCAGATAAAACTTTCAGGTCATTGATTTCAATTGTACCTGTATCGTAATTGATTGATCCAATATTTGAATTGATGATTTGACGATTAGCATTTATATCATAAAAAATCACACGAAGAGTGCCAATTCTTGAATCAATAATTGGTACGGCTAATGCTGAAAAACCATCACCAGTAATTGTAACCGTTGCTCGTGTATAATCAATACCACGATCTATCATGCGTATTGAAATAATTCTACCATTCTGAATGACTGCTTCTGCCGTGGCACCAGTTCCATCACCAGTAATTGTAACTGTCGCTTGTGTATAACTATAGCCTGCATTGAGAACTTGAATAGAAGAAATACCAGTAAAAGATTGTGGCGTTTCTTCTATAATTGCAGTTCTTATCACACCAGTAGTATCTGTAACTCTAAACTCTGATGTAGTTAGTTTATTCAACACCGTTCCGCGTTTTAGAGGCACATTGAAGTTGACGGTGTAATTTGAAGAAGTATCTAATTCTGGTTGAACTCTTCTTTGTAAACGAACAGAAGTTTCAGAACCTACAATTGAATTTATATCAACATTGTCAATTTCATCTTGTAGTCTAGATAAAGAAAAAGTACTGTTGAATTTGTTTAGATTGGTATTACGATAAAGAAGAATAGCACTTCTTACTTGATTTTGTAATACCGTAGGTGAAGCCGTAGTCTTTTTTGGATCATATTTTACAGAAGTGTTCAAAAGAATGTATAAGAATTCTGGATCACGAATTTCAGCACTCACCGAAAGAATAGCTTTTGGTGTAATAATTTCGTCAATGATTCTTTGTTTTTCTGTTTCTGAAATGTAGTAGTTTACTTTGGGTTTCAATGAAATCAAAACTTTACCATAAATTGGTGGTTCTTCATCTTCACCACCCCAAATAGAAAGAGAATCTATACTTGGATAATTTCTACGAATAAAAGATTCATAGTCTTTTGTGGTGACAAGTCTGTTTTGTGTCACATACTGAAGTGGTGCAGAGAATTTGATTTCATCAACACTTTCTGGAAGAGAACCACCAGCAGCAACATCAATAACATCCACATCAAAATCAGTTAGAGACTCATTCAAAGAATCAAGTAGTGTTTGACGAGGAACAAATCCATTGGCATTTTGTGCTGCTGGACCATTCGTGACAAGGTATGTAATTGAAACAATGGCACCGTCAGGTATCTTCTTACCAATAATATCAACACCAAAATAGATTTGATACCGATTATTTCTTGTTTCTTGCAAAAAGAAAACTTCAGATGTTGGACCTACATCCAGTAACTCTGTGAAGCGAGCAAAAGTTGTTGTGGCACTATTTGATGAAGATTCGGTGACCGTAACTTTGATAGTTGAAGTGTCTACATTTTCATCAGGTAAAGTAAAAATTTGTCTTGGATTGTTTTGTTGGTCGTGTGTAAAATTGTATGTGACCAGTTGACCTTCATAAATTTCTAGATTTTCAAATACAAATTGATTATTAGCTTTTGTAACTGTGGTGTCATCCAATACCACAAAATTATAAGAAATGCCATCAATTTGATTGGCAAGAAAAGAATATCCCGCAGGAATTGTAAGGGTTGATGAAGCTGATGTTATTGAGTTAGCAGTAAAATTGATAACTGCTACAGGTGATGTTGTTGAATATGGCGTGTAACCAAAATTCTTAGCATGAGAGACAACAGAATCACGAAGCAGTGCAGTGTCAAGAAATGCCTCATTGGCAACCATGTTTAGATAGTAAGCATTGTAGTGTGTATTATATGCAAGAATATCAAGAAGAACACTCAGGCCAGAACCATCAAAATCATAGTCCGTAAACTGTTTTTGTTGTTGTAGAAAGGTTTTTAGGTTTGATTTGATTGTATCAAAATCAAGTTCCGTAACTCGTAGTCTGTCTGCCATTTTATCTAATTCGTTCTAAAAAGAAATTTATTGTAACTGGATTTGGATCATTTACCAGAAAAAATTCAACTTGAACATTATATCTGTTTTGATCTGGAACTGGGTTTACAGTAACTTTTGAAATACTTGCTCTTGGTTCAAAGTTTGTAACGACTTCTGTTATTTCTCTTTCTACTTGAGCTGCCGTAATAGAATCAATCGGTTCAAACAACATTCTACGAAGATTACTACCAAGTTCTGGTTGAAAAGGTCTCTCGTAGTGCTGAGTGAATATCAAATTCTTGATTGAATTGATAATTGCATACTCATTAGAAAAAGAGTTTACATCCTTACGAATAGGATGAGCCGTAAAATTTAGGTCTAAGTCTTTATAACTTCTAATTGTCGGTACATCAACCGAAGCGAGTGTAGTTGTAGTTGCCATCTTTTATTTATCTCAACCTCCAGCAAAAACATTTGGTGAACCAGAAGTCAAATTATGACCATTATATGCATCACCTAGTCTACCAATGCCTCTTCCGTTTACAAAAACTGTTGAAGAAAATGTTGAAAGTGGAACGGTATGTGGTACGCATACTGGAGGGTCTCCA